AAGATAGAACAAGCTATGAAGAGGCTAGCGGAGAGTCTATCAACGATTGTGGAGAAGATGCAACCGGAACTGGAAAAGGCACTGGAAGCGGAGATACACCACAAGGACCTGAGAGCGAAAGCGAAGTATTCGAGGAAAGCGAGAAGGCAACTTCCACCATGGGAGAGATAAACGAGGAGGCAGAGGATGAAAATGATAATGGCATTGCTAGACAGAATGATCATACAGACGAAGCTGAAGCTGATGATGAAGTAGAGCATGTCGAGGTTGCAGCAGTCGAAGATTTTACTGATGACAGTCATGAGCCAACACCTGTTGAGATTGAGTTAGCAGAGTGCATCAATCTTTTAGATGGCTGGCGAGCAGAGCTGTGCAAGCCAGAACTTACAAGCCAGGGCGTAAGAGAACTTAAAGACAACATGGTCGTATTAATCTCACAAGCTTCAGTCAGACTTGCATCAGCCCTCTGGGAGCAGGAAACAAAAGAGGAGGATGAATAATGGATGAAGAATTGATTGAAGATAACGACTGTGAACATTGTGAATGCTATGTGATATGTCCAGTGGACTACGGAGAAAAATGTATCAAGGAGGGAGAAGAATGAGAGTTTACATCAGCGGAGCAATAACTAACAACCCAGAGTATGTCGAGCAATTCGATGCAGCAGAAAAGGCAGTAGTTGCGGAAGGACACGAGGTAGTTAATCCAGCAAAGATTAATATGCCTCTTCCGGAATCAACAACTCACGAGGAGTTCATGCATGTATCATTTGCGCTTATGGATTTATGCGACTCGATATACATGCTTAAGAGCTGGACTAATAGCAAGGGCGCACACATGGAGCTTGAATATGCTTTGCGTCACAGAATGCCAATATTTTTTGAAGGAGGTAGAGTAAATGGCACAAGAGATACCAAGTAAGAAAACAGACAGAGAAACAGTAATTCAGACAGGTGAATGCAGATATTGCGGACAGCATTACACATTCGAGGGACTTATCGATATGTCTGAAGAGGAAAAGAACACAATTGCAACATCAAAGTGCGATTGCGAGGAGGCTATAGCCGAGACAAAGAGACTTGAAGGTGTGGCTTTAGCAGAGAAGAACATCGACAAGCTCTTAGGCAAGTATGCATTTGCTGAACAGCTTAAGCCCTTTGCTACAGAGCTGGCCAAAGAGCATCTCGATAGCATCACAGTAAAGGTTGATAACGTGACAGCGACAATGAGCCTGAACAACGGCAAGATTGTTCTCAAGAAGAAAGTCACAGAAGAGAATACCTTGGAGGCTTAAATGAGCAAATCAATCATGCATCAGAAAGATGGGACTTGTTACCTGTGCATGATGTTAAAGGGAGATTACGACGATCATAAAATCACTGAAGAGCATCACGCAGTGTTCGGCACAGCAAATAGAAAAATAGCCGAGCACTACGGGCTCAAAGTGTATCTTTGCCCTGAACATCACAAAACAGGCAAAGAAGCGGTTCACAAGAACTATAAGATTGCGAGACGGTTGCAGCAGGATGCTCAGAAAGTCTTTGAAGCCAAATATCCCAACCTAAGCTTTAGAAAGATTTTTGGGATAAATTACAAGACCGAAGATGAACCAGTTGCGACGTCGCAAAAAGAAGAACCAGAGGAACCAGGATTCAGATTCATCGAAAGGGAGGATGAGTGATGGCACAAAGAGGAAGACCGAAAAAAGACACATTAAGCCTTACAGAAAAAAAGGCTCGTGAGCAAGGCAAGACATATGGCGAGTATATTGCAGACCAAACAAAGCAGACAGTCATAGTTGAGCAAACAGACGGAGTTGAGCGAATGAAGGTCTCTGAGAGGATGGCCAAGGCGATGCACATTCCTGATCGAGCAAAGAAGGCTATCGAGGAAGCTGCAAAGCAGACAGAAGAGGACATTGAAAATCACAAGTCTTGCATCAAAAAGATTCAGCAGGAGATTGACCAGCACATCGGATGTATCAGAACTCACGAGCAAGCAATCAAGGAGCTGGAGGTAGAGCTCAAGGAAGAGAAGGATTTTATAGCACAGTTTAGCTGAAGGAGGGAAGACATGAACCTCACGGGTTACAAGGCAGGAGACACAATCAGATGCCACACAAGCGAAGAGATGCACAACAAGGTTGAATATCTCAAGAAGTTAGGCATCAGAGCTGACTACCTGTACGAGAAAGATGGTGTAGAGGGAAAATGGGTGATTATCGAGCCTGTTTACCCATAATAGAAGGGAGAGGAAATGGACGTATTAGCAGGATTCGTTATCAAAAACGTTTCAGAATATGCAACAAGCGGAGATTATCCTTACTGGATTGTTAGAGTCAAGGATGAGGCTACAACAGAAGGCTACTTCTGGGGAGCATACGAAACAAAGGAACGAGCATTAGAGTGCATCAAAGGAATGCATGGAGCAGTACTTGTAACTTATGCAGTAACAGGAGAAATTTAAGCAATGGCAAACATGTATATGATTCACACCTGCCCACAACGACTTGATTACGTGCAAGGCATATTGGTGCCAGACATGATGGCTCAAGGCATCAAAAGAGACTACATCATCGTCGCTTTAGACGATAAGCAGGAAGGAAACCTTAAAGCGTTCCTGTCAGCACTAGAGATGCTGCCAAAGACGGGCTTCACATGGCATTTGCAGGACGATGTAGTTGTTAGCTCATACTTCGCTGACCAAACGGAGAAAGAATACAAGTCAGATGTTATTTGTGGCTATTGTTGTCGGACTGATCCATGGATTTGCGGAAAGGTTTCGCCAAGCTATGCGTGGTTCTCGTTCCAGTGTATAGGCTATAGCAATGAGATTGCAAAAGAGTTCTTAGCCTGGTTTGAAGAGAAAGGCAAAGAGCAGCATCCAGACTGGGTGAATTATAACAAGTTTGATGATTCGTTCTTTCATGAATTCATCAAAGAAAAGAATTATCGAGCGTATAACATGAGGCCAAATATAGTTGAACATATTGACTACCTACTAGGTGGCTCAATAGTAAACGAAGAACGTAGTTGGCAATCACGAGCGTTTTACTGGGCAGAACCTGAAAGAGTGGAAGATGTGAAGAAAAGACTGAGCAACAGCTGAAGGAGGGGCTATGGAAAAAGCAAGAGAACCAACAAAGCGAAGGTCTATTGCAGCAGGATAATAATAGCTTTATACCACACACATGCGGCGGAGACCTTTTCACTCCGCCGACTTTAAGGGAGAAAGAAGAACATGACTAAAGCAGAAGTACATGACAAGTTAACGGCACCAAGAAGGACTAAGAGAAAGATAGCAGTCACGAAAGCTCAGATGGAGCGTCTAAGAGTCATGATGTTACCAGGGGCGATTCGATATGACAAAGACAGCATTCAAACATCACCACAAGACCCCATGCTGGTCTTTGCGGAGAAGATGGATGAACTAGCAAGACAGGCGAAAAACTTAGAACTACTCTACATGAACGAGTATAAAGAGGTTGAAGCAATGGCTGAGACATTGGATGATGCTCATAGAGATGTGCTCAAGCTGAGATATTTAGCAGAGTACAGGCCTGTAGAGATAGCAATAGAACTGAACTATTCGGAGTCAACGGTTTACAAACTCAAGAGGGAAGCAATTAAACTTTTGGAAGGTTAGCAGTAAAAGTCAAGAAAAAAAGTTTTAGGGATGCTATTATGATAGTGTCGAAAAGGTCAAAGAACCCCCCAAACGTAAAACCTTCTCCGAAGAGGCACTTGAGAAAGCTCAGGTGCCTTTTTACGTTGAAAAAGAAGCGAGGTGCAGCAGTATGAGCAATGCAAGATATCAAAATGGCTCCCTCCGCAGGAAATACCGGGCTAGATTCAAGGCTATGGATGCGCCTTGCGGAATATGCCGAGGGAGGTTTGGCCCTATTCACTACGACGAACCCAGCGACGCACAGCATCCAATGAGCTTTGTAATCGATGAAATTAATCCGATTTCAAAGTATGCACAGTTCGGATACAGTTCAAAGAGAGAAGCAGCGGAGGATTGGAACAATCTGCAAGCTGCTCACTATTGGTGCAATGCTCTCAAGTCAGATAAAACG